CGTTAATGTAAACCATTAGTTTAGATGTAGAGATATGTCTTGACTTTTGACGCTAAATGTGGTAGTATTATAATACGAATGAAAGTTCGCTTCACTTGGCGGTGAAAATTTCAGCAAGCCTTAGACGGTACTCTGCTGGTGCTGAACCAGTCCGCCAACATCCTTAAAAAGATGAGAGTATCGCCTAGGGCTTTTTTTTGGACTTTAAATATGCACTACTATCAATTCAACATTGGCGATTACGCTAGTCACACAAAACATTTAAGCCTTATAGAGGATATTTGTTATCGTAGAGCTTTAGATTATTATTACTTGCACGAAAAACCTTTAACTAATGATATTGCAAAATTATCCAGGCTTTTGATGGTAAGTGAATATCAATCTGAACTAATGACAATATTAGATGAATTTTTTGTTTGTGTTGCTGAGGGATACATAAATCCTCGTGCAGATAAAGAAATTAAACAATATCAAGAGTTTAGCGATGCTGGGAAGCGTGGGGCAGCTAAGAGGTGGTCTAAGGATGGTGATAGCCCCCCTAAAGCCCCCCTAACAGGTGGTGTATCAGGGGCTAATGCTAAACAAGAAACAATAAACATAAAACATAAAACAGTTATTAGCGATGATTTTAAAGTTAGCGATTATGTAAAACTTTGGGCTTTAAAAAATAAATATAATTTAAAAATGATAGAAAAGCATAAAGATTATTTTATAGCTGCATGTAAATCTAGCTCTTACGAAAAAGATGACTGGGATTCATTTTTTATTAAAGCTATTATTGATAACTGGATGAAAGCACCAAACCCTAAAGGCGGTTTAGTAACATGATAATTAACCCTAGAAGTTTACTTACAGAAATAGATGCACTATACGATGGAGGCATTGCACGTGGACACACAACTGGTTGGGCTAATGTGGACGAGTTTTTTACTGTTAAGCACGGTGAGTTTACTGTTATTACTGGTATGCCTAGTCACGGAAAGAGTGAGTGGTTGGATGCTTTGTGCGTTAATCTCGCCATACATCACAATTATCGTATTGCTATGTTTTCTCCTGAAAACCATCCATTAGAAATGCACGCTAAAAAAATTATTGAGAAGTATGCAGGAAAGCCTTTTTTTGGTAAAAACCGTATGTCACAAGAGGAGATGTATGATGCGTTAGATAGAATGAATAAGAACTTTTCTTTTATTAAGCCTAGTGAAACAGAGTTCACTCCTATGCACATTATTAATGAAGCATTGCCGTGGTTGGATATGTCTATGAGCCAACCACGTGCGCTGGTGATTGACCCATGGAATGAGATGGACCATTACAGACCAGCAGGATTAAGCGAAACTGAATATATTAGTCGTATATTGACTGAACTACGTAGAGCTGCTCGTGAATATAAAACACATCTATTCTTGGTGGCCCATCCCATGAAGATGGCTAAAGACAAGGAAGGCAACTACCCTGTGCCTCGCCCGTACGACATAAGCGGTAGTGCGCACTGGTATAACAAATGCGATAATTGTATTGCTATTTGGCGTGACGTAGCGAATAATCCACAAGAAACACAAGTGCATATACAAAAGGTGCGTTTTAACAGCACAGGTCACCCAGGAATGGCTGATTTAATATACGATTACAATAAAGCCACATATATTAATGAGCATGCGTATTATAGGAGTTTGGAATGAAATGGGTATTGTTAGATGATGAAGGTCAACCTATACGATATTTTGATTATCCAGCAGAAGGCGCAATTGAGATTGTTGAGCCTGTATGGGTTGTTGATTGGAACGATTATTTGGAAGCATTGTTATGAATTGCACACCACCGAAACATCTTGATTTAAAACAAATAACGGCTATAATCTTTAAATACAAAGAAGGCAAGTCTTATAAGGCTATTGCTTATGAGATGAATGTTACTTATAGACAGGTATATCATTTAAAAGAAAAGGGTATATTATGAGCTTTGAGGATACAGAGTTTTACAAACAATTTGGTGATGCTGAATGGAAAGTAACCACAGAAGATGGCAAAATCCATAAAAGCAAAAAGTGGTTGCTAAAACACGAAGATGTGTTGTATAAACAAATAACGCCACATACACATAAAAAAACGGAGGTGAAACGTGGACGCAAATGAGTTATATTTTAAACTAACGCAAGCAGGTGATGATTGGGCTGATAAGCAAGCAGCCTACAATGTGCTAGATGATACTAAAAATGCAGTATTAGCCCAGCTAACATTAAAATCAGAGGCTACAAGCGTTGCTGCAAGAGAAATAGAAGCAAAGGCATCAAAAGAATATACAGAACACGTAAAGCACACTCAAGATGCTATGAAAGCTGCATTAAAAGCAAAAGTAAACTATGAGTCTATTAAAATTTGGATTGAACTTAAACGTAGCGAAGAGGCTACACGTAGAGCGGAAATGAAATTATGAGAAAAGAAAACTCACACAACAAAAAAATTAAAGAAGTCGTAGCTTTTAACCATGCAATAGCGTTTCAGCATATTATTGATAGCCCTAAAAGCGTGGAAGAATTAGCCAAAGCTATGTTCATGACTGAAATATCAGCATGGGATTATCTTGTATGGCTTGAACGAAGCGGCTTTGCAACTGTGACAAAAGCTAAAAGGATTCGATTGGTTAAAGTCTATGCAGCAGCCAACATTGACAAATACAAGTGGCCTAAAGCCTACACAGAGTCTAAAGACCCACAGCGTGATTACTTTGACAAGGTAGTTTATCCTGATTTACATAAAGAGTTACGGGATGCAATCTTTGAAGGCCGTATTAGCGCAGACGTGGTTAAAGTTTACAATAGAGCAGCAACAGAACGCTGGGCGTTAAACTACAAGGCTGATTATCATGGTGGCTTTCAGTCTACAATGAATGGTGAGTATTTTGTCTAAAAAGCAGGAGAAAGAGCATTATGCTAGAATTGCTGATATTGGCTGTGTGGTGTGTCAATTGCAAGGTCACGGATACAGCCCTTGTGAGATACATCACATACGAACTGGAGTCGGACTTGCTCAGAAATCACATTGGAGTAAGGCGCTTGGGCTATGTCATGCGCATCATCGCACAGGTGGCTATGGTACTGCTATTCATGCTGGTGTTAAGGCTTTTGAAGCTATGATAGGCATGAGTGAGGTAGAGTTGTTAGAAAAGCAATTGGAGCTATTAAATGAAGCCTGAACAAGAAATACAATATTGGAAAGAAAAGTATTTCCATCAGCAAGCACAGTTCTTATCATTGCGTGAGCTGTACAATAAAACTATTCGTGAGTATGACCAACCTGAAATTAGACTACTGAAAGCACAATTAGATGATAAAGCTCGACTTACCTTGGCCTAGCTCCACAAACCACAGCCATCATTACGGCTCAGGGCGCAAATTTTTAAGCAAGTCTACTAAGATATTTCGTGAGAAAGTGCAGGAAATTGTAATAGACGCAAAGTGTGGCAAGATAGAGGGAAGGCTTGCTGTGTTTTACGCATTTTATCCACCAGACAAACGTAGGCGTGATATTGGCAATTACGAGAAGCAGGCTACAGATGCGCTAATGGAAGCAGGATTGTTTGATGATGATGAGCAGATAGATTTTATATGGCTAGTGCGTAGAGATGTAGTCAAGGGTGGCAAATGCGTAGTCGTGTTGGTTGAGCATGAGAACGTAGGCGAGATATTAAATCAATATGAGGACTTTGTATGATGGAGGCAGGCCGTGTAACATATTATTTAGACCTATGGCGTGATTACATGCAACAGGATAGCCATAAGCTAGGATACAAATCAAAGTCGACAGGATTTAACACAGGGGGAATACACTCATTTGAGGATATGGCTGACGAAGTAGACCATGATGCAGCTAAAGTAGTTGACCAGGTGATAGATGACCTGCCTACAATGCAAAAGAACGCTCTGTACGTTGTTTACTTATCTCAAAAGGCTACAATGGATACTAGAGTGCTAGAGTATTACTTTGATAGCGCATTGATGATGCTACAAAGAAAGCTAAAAGAAAAGAACCTGTATTAAATTGCCTTTTGACATTTAATGTCAGATGTGGTAATATACGGGTTGCAGGTATAGTTGCGTCCAAAAGATTCATATACCAAGCTTCAACTCATCTCCGTGAGTCCTGGGTCACTTAAAACGTGGCCCTTTTTTATTTATAGGATACGTATATGCCATACACAGAATCACAGCATCGTTTGTTTGAAGCGGCTGCACATGACAAATCTGTGGCAAAGCGTGTAGGTATCCCACAAGAGCAAGCAAAGAAGATGGCATCGGAAGGTGTCAAGAAGAAAGACCCGAAAAAGCTAGCAATGGCTTTAATGAAATATTAACTATGGAGCGTAAGACAACTCTTATGTACATATATGGCAGAAGAAAAGAAACAAGCTGGTAGACCACTAGGAAGAAGACATCAAGATGACGTAAGAGCCAAGATACAGGCATCTCAAATCATTAATAGATTATATAGTGCGTTTGAAGGTAAAACAGAGCTTTCTGCTATACAAGTTAATATTGGTAAAACCTTACTAGACAAAGTGTTACCTGATTTGAAAGCTATTGAGCAGACAACAGAGCTATACGCTGAAGTGAATCAGTATTCATGGGAAGAATAGTAATCCCCTATAAGCCACGTGAAGCCTTTGCCCCATTACATAATAGTAATAAGCGATGGAAGGTAGTAGTAGCGCATCGTAGAGCTGGCAAGACAGTAGCGTGCATCAATCAACTCATTAAAGATGCAGTCACACCTAAGCAGCTTAACTTTCGTGGTGCTTACATTGCACCTTTCTACAAGCAATCTAAATCAGTTGCATGGGATTACGTTAAACATTATACGAGGGTAATCGATGGCATCACAGTCAATGAATCTGAGCTTCGTATCGATTTTAAGAATGGCGCTAGAATTCAGCTATTTGGTGCTGACAATGCCGATAGTCTGCGTGGTCTTTACTTTGACAGTATTATTTGCGATGAGTACGGTGATTGGAAGTCTACTGTGTTCCAGTATGTGGTACGCCCTGCGCTGGCTGACAGACAAGGTAAAGCAATTATTATCGGTACTCCAAAAGGCCGCAATCAGTTTTGGGAAGTCTACGATAGGGCAACTCGTTCAGATGATTGGCTTGCGTTAAAGATAACAGTAGATGAATCAGGCATATTGCCACAGGCTGAAATAGACTCACTAAAGACAGAGCTATCAGAGGATGCGTGGCGGCAAGAGATGGAGTGCGACTTTGATGCTGCATTGCCAGGCGCTATATGGGGCAGAGAGTTCTACCAAGCTGAACAAGATGGTCGCATCACACAGGTCGAGTACGATAGATACGCAGATGTTTACACGGCATGGGATTTGGGTTACTCAGACGATACAGCTATTTGGTTCTATCAAGTGGTACATGGTGAGGTTCACTTCATTGACTACTACAATGCTAGTGGCAAGTCTATTGACCATTACGCAGCGCAAGTATTAAGCAAGCCTTACAAATACAAAACACACTTCCTACCGCACGATGCTAGAGCTAAGACATTGGCCTCTGGTGGCAAGTCTGTGATTGAGATGCTGGCTGAACACTTAAACATTAACAAGATGGCGATTACTCCTAGCTTGTCGATGCAAGATGGTATTCAAGCTACACGTCAGATGATGCCAAGAGCATGGTTTGATAAAGAGCGCTGTCATGATGGCATAGAGGCATTGAAACAGTATCAGCGTGAGTGGGATGATGATAAGAAGATGTTTAGAGATAAGCCTAGACACGATTGGACATCACATGCTGCGGATGCTATGCGTTACGCTTCTATTAACTGGCGTGAAGAAGTTAAGCCAGAGGTAGAAGAAATACCAATTAGAGGCATTATGGTAGGACAAACAGATGTAACCCTTGACGAACTATGGGCATCTCAACCAAGAAAACAACCTAAGAGGATTTAACATGAACTCAGTAATTACTGGTGGCTATAAGCTAATCACAGCAACAGGCAACGTAAGCCCTATCACTACAGACTTGCTAGGCATTTTTGTATCAGCAGCATCTAGCACACCTACAATCACTATCTACGACTCAGCTACAACAACAACGACTGCTAAAGTAGTAGAAACATTTACACCTGTGGCTGCAACTTACTACACAATCCCTGCATCATTAGGTGCTGGTTTGTACATAGTAATTGGTGGAACTGTAAGCGCAACTGTATTCTTCGGTTAAGGATAACTCATGGCTAAAGTATCAGAGGTGGCATCAGAGGTACAAACGTACCTTGACATGTTTAGCCAATACGAAAAAGAGTTTGCTAAATGGGAAGGCCGTGTAGAAAAG